TTTGGCATTAACCCAATATATCAAGATACATCTGAAGAAGATAAAAAAAGTGCAGCAGATAAAATCATAGAGGATGCAAAAACAGAAGTTCTTCCTGTGTGTCCTCCGGGGCAGACCTATGATAAATCTAGGCAAATGTGTATGCCAGATAATACTGATGACTCAAATGATCCAGACCCCGATATAGATCCCGATGCTTCCAAGACTTCAACAACTTGGGGCATAAATAAAGCTACCGGCGCAGCTATAGATTTTTCTAGCGAAGATGCTTTAGCAAAATATAGTAAGAGTTTTAATACACCTTTTGCTGACGGGTATACAACTGACGAAGGCATTTTATCTGGATTAGCTGCTATATCCCCGGGAATTGCGGCAGTGACTGGCCTAGTCGGTGGCTTTGATGAAACAACAGATCTTGCCGCAATGAAAGCCTCAAGAATCTCTGCTGCTATTTATGGTCATAAGGATCTTGTAAAAACAATTGGCGAGGATATCGAAAAGTACGAAAAGAAAACCGGGGATGGTCTTGGTAGTAAGTCACTTGGCATTGGTCAAGGCTATAACTGGTCAGCACTGGCTAACGGTATAACAAGAAAAGAAGTTAAAACTTTTATGGATTTGTATGAAGAGGTATATAGCCTCGGAGGTACAAAAACACAAGAAGATATAAACAGTCTTGAGAAGTTAAGAGTTAAATTACTAGAAAAGTCTAAGGCAGCTAGAATAGATAAAAAACTTCAAGCTTCACAAAGAGTCTCTAAAGCAGTAGCATCAGCAAGGTCGGTAGAAGAAATTAAAAATCCCGGTGCTAAAGAATTAGCTAGACGCCAACAACAGATGGACGATTCAAACGATGATCGCTTTGATAGTGGGGGGAGTTATAAAGGAGAAACAACTGTCTCAGGTGCCATAGAAAAAATGAAAGAAGAGGGAAATTTTAATGTGGGTGGAAGAGCTACAGGAGGCTTAGTACAAAGACGAAAGAAGAAGAAGTAACAATAAGGCTACCCAGCTACGGCTGGCCCCAACATAAGGAAACAATATGCCTGAACTACAAACTATGGAAACACCAAAGACTGCAGGGTTCGTAAACCCTAATCACAATAACCGTAACCGTAGGCGGATTGAAGAAGACGAAAAGGAAATCCAAGAACTTGAGGGTAAACCCCAAGAGGAAGAAGAGGTAGCAGTAGAGGCTGCTGAAGAAGATACTGAGGATAAAGACCTTAGCCGTGAAGAGAAGTCCTTTAAGAAACGTTACGGTGATGTACGGCGTCACATGCAACAGAAAGAAAAAGACTGGGAGGAAAAGTTTGCTGCACTGGAAGCTCGTCTAGGTCAGGAAAACATTCGACCCCCTAAGTCAGATGAAGACATTGAGACATGGGCTGCAGAGTTCCCTGACGTAGCCAGCATTGTAGAAACCATTGCTGCTAAAAAAGCTCAGGAGATGTTCAGCAAAGCAGAAGACCGTCTGCAAAAACTAGATGCTAAAGAAGCTGAGATGTCACGATCAACTGCAGAGCAAGATATACGTTCTGCTCACCCTGACTTTGATAAACTACGTGAAGCTGATAAATTTCATGACTGGGTTGATGATCAACCTAAGTGGGTACAAGATGCCCTCTATGAGAACTCGGATGATGCAGCTTCAGTAATCCGTGTTATTGATCTGTACAAAGTAGACAATGGTATGACTAAGAGTGACTATGCAGCAAAACGTAAGGCTGCTGCTGGTACCGTCAAGAAAGGTTCTAAAGCTAATATTGACGCAGAAGAAACTACAGGTTCTTTTTCAGAATCTCAAGTTGCTAAAATGTCTGCACAAGAATATGAAAAGCAGGAAGAAGCAATTACTAATGCAATTAGGTCAGGTAAGTTTAATTACGATTTATCTGGTAATGCACGTTAATATATACTTGACAAATAAAAATTTGTTAGTATAACTAGGGGTTAGTATTCAGAAGCCACCATTAGGTCTACCTTCTTTACTGACCCCCCTCACTAAAGCTCAAACAAAATAACTAAGACTACCTGTATTAAGTATAGGCCCGTGCTTAGATTGACCGGCCAGTTGATCATAGTATGCACCCTAGAAAACAATCAGCCTCTTCAGATAATGTTTAGCTCAACAAAGCCTAAACTTTATAGGAGGATCTATCATGGCTTTTACAACCGCATCAGGTTATGGGAACTTACCAAACGGTAATTTTAGTCCCGTAATCTATTCCAAAAAAGTACAGCTTGCTTTCCGCAAGAGTACTGTTTGTGGCGATATCACAAACTCTGACTACATGGGTGAAATTTCTGCTCAAGGTGACACTGTTAAAATTATTAAAGAACCAGAAATTTCTGTTTCGCAATATGCACGTGGTACGAGTGTTACAGCACAAGATCTTGAAGACGAAGACTTTTCTCTCACCATTGACAAAGCGAATTATTTTGCTTTCAAGATGGATGACATTGAAGAGGCACACAGCCACGTCAATTTCATGGACCTTGCAACCAATCGTGCTGCATATCGTCTTGCTGACAACCATGACCAAGAAGTTCTTGGGTACATGTCAGGTTACGCACAGTCTGCTAATCATAGTGCCGCTGGCGCTTTGAATACAACTGTCAATGGTACCAAAGCAGTATCAACTGCAGGTTCTAACGAACTGCTTTCCTCTATGCAACTGCATAAGGATGACTTTGGCAACATTACTACAAGCTCTGCAGGAACACACTCTATTCCTCTGGCTGCACGTTTGCCCGGTGCTACTGCACTTCCAACTGCTACAGCTTCACCAGCAATGGTTGTTGCTCGTATGGCTCGTTTGCTTGATCAACAGCAAGTTGACAAACAAGGCCGTTGGATTGTAGTTGATCCAGTATTCATGGAAATTCTTGCTGATGAAGATTCACGCTTCATGAATGCAGACTTCGGTGAATCAGGTGGACTGCGTAATGGTTTGACTATCAGCAACTTCCACGGTTTCCGTGTGTACTCCTCGTCTAACCTGCCATCTGTAGGCACTGGACCGGGTACTTCAGGTACTGCCAACCAACTCGCTAACTTTGGTGTTATCGTAGCTGGACATGATTCTGCTGTAGCAACTGCCGAGCAGATCAACAAGACAGAAACATATCGTGACCCTGACAGCTTTGCTGACATTGTTCGTGGTATGCATCTATACGGTCGTAAGATTCTTCGTCCTGAAGCAATCGTTACTGCCCGTTATAACGCAGCTTAAGGGAGTAATATAATATGGCTACTTATGACATGACTTCCAGTGATACTGCTGGCGTTGGGGCAAATGTTCTTGCTGTTCCAACCAATGTTGGTAACACTGTACGAACCATTGAAGCAATCTTAGACATTGACGCAATGGTTGCTGCTGGATACTCTGGCGCAAACGGGGATATCTTTCAGCTATTAGAAATCCCTGCTGAATCAGTTATCGTTGCTGCTGGTGCAGAAATCATGAAACCTTTCACGAGTTCTTGTACTGCAGACATTGACTTCGCTGGTGGCGATGACATTATTGACGGTGCTGATTTGACTGCGGCTGCTGGTACATACCTTGCAAAAGGTACTAACGGTGAAGCTAACATTGTAAATACTGGCGCAGCTTCTACATTTGCTGCTGCTGCTCTTGCATGTGTTGGTGCTGCAGATACCATTGACGTTGTTGTTGCTGGTGCTGCACCTGCTACTGGACGCCTTCGGGTCTATGCAGTAATTGCAGATGTTTCGGCTGCTCGTACTGAAGCTGCTGTTGCACAGCGTGACTTAATCTAAATTAATACTTAAGGGGCTGGCTTTGTGCTGGCCCCTTGTTTCTATACTAAGGATAAACAATGTCTACTTTTATTAGCTTGACCAATGAATTATTGCGAAGATTGAACGAGGTTCAAATTGACCAAGCTGATTTTGGTTTGGCTAAGAATGTGCAAGCTTTGGCAAAGGATGCCATTAACTCTTCTTTAAGAGAGATCTTACAAGATGCCCAAGAGTGGCCCTTTACTTTAATTACATATGAACAAACTTTATCTTCAGGTACAAAAGTATATGATTTCCCTGCAGACTATTCTAAAGCTGATTGGGATACTTTTTATATTAAACAACTTACCTCTAAGAACAATAACCCACAAAAGCTAAACCTCCTTACCTATGACCAGTACCTAACAAGTTATAGAAGTGTAGAGGATACTAGCGGTACAGGTGGGTATACTAGCCCTTTAAATGTTTATATGACACAGGAGACTAAGTTTGGTGTTACACCTATTCCAGACGATTCTTATGTAGTAGAATATAGGTATTGGAAGTATCCTGCAGACTTAACAGCATACAATGATACAGCAATAATACCCGACAGATTTAAACATGTAGTTATTGATGGTGCTATGGTATATATGATGAGCTTTAGATCTAATGATCAGTCTGCACAGATACATACACAAAAATTTCAAGAGGGAATTAAAACAATGAGGCGTCTTCTTGTTGATCAATCTGTAGATGTCATATCAACTGTAATAACTCGTTCAAACAATTTTTCTATGTTTAAGTCTGCTGTAATATAAATGTCAGATAACCTACAAACATTTGCTTCAGTATGTGCTGGGGGTCTTATAACTAACATAGACCCTATTACACAATCTTCTCAAATGCCGGGAAGTGCTATTAGCTTAATTAACATGGAACCTTCTTTAGAAGGTGGGTACAGACGAATTAGTGGTTTTGCTAATAGCTATGGTACTATGCCGGGAGAAGGTAAAGTTCTAGGTCTGACTGTTAATGGTGAAATTAGTCAAGGTATTTTTGCAGCAAGAGAACCTGAGACTGGAACTAATTATTTTCATTGGTATAATAATCACTATACAGTAGTAGTAACAGATAACCAAGCTGCAAGTTTTACTATAGGTGAAACTATTACTTCTGTAACAAGTTCTTCTGACGCAACTAACACAGGCATTACTGCCACTGTTATTTCTAAAACAGCTAATGGATCAGGCAACTCTATAGTATTAGATTTAGGTAAACTCCCTACTTCTATACATGCTGCTGGAAATGTTTTAACAGGTGCTACTTCCTCTCACTCTAGTACAGTAATAGGTACGCCTACTGTTATTGGTTGGACTGCTGTAGATAGTTCTTTTGTAGCAGATGATACAGATGGGGTATGTGCAGCACAAACAACAAGTGGTGCAGCTAACTTAACTTTAAATGGTGCCTTAGCGGATGGTGGCGCAATCAACTTTTACACTGCTGCGTCTTTACAGCCAAGAAAATTAACTATAACTGGATTAGCAGGTAATAATAACTCTAGTGTAACTTTTACTATAACAGGTACAGACTCCCTTGATATTGCTCAAACAGAAGCTATTGCTGGTCCTAATGGTGCAGTTACTGTAAGCAGTACAAAGTATTTTAAAACTATTACACAGATAGCTGCAGGGGGTGCAGTTACAGGAAATATTACAGCAGGTTCTGGCGCAGGGCAGTACAGACCTACTAACCCTAGCTTTACTGATATAGACATCGTACGCTTCTCAAAGTATAATTGGAGTGAAGAAGTACTGGTACTTACCGATGGTGTAAATCAAGCCGCTAAATATAATGGTACAGACTATATAAAGTTATATCATGAGAATGCACCTGCCGCACCAAAGTTTTCTAGTGCATTTGCAAATCATCTGTTTTTAGCTGGTGATGCTACTTATCCTTTTAACTTATACTTTTCTTCTCCTTTAAACGATACAGACTTTAATCCTGCTAATGGTTCTGGTGTAATTAATGTAGGTTTTTCTATTACTCAAATTATTGGGTTTCGTAATCAACTTTATATATTTGGTCAAAATGCTATTAAAAGATTAGTGGGAGATAACTACTCTAATTTTTTACTTGAAAGTGTTACTAATGATTTAGGTTGTGTAGCCTCAGATACTGTAATAGAATTTGGTGGAGATATTCTTTTCTTAGGTCCAGATGGTATTCGCCCAGTATCAGGCACAAACAAAATTGGTGATGTTGAACTTGAAACTGTATCTAGAGAAATACAAAAAACATTTGAAAGCTTGTCAATAAATGAAGACATAGTAAAACTAAAAGCGGTTGTCGTAAGAAGAAAGTCTCAGTTTAGACTATTCTTTGAGGCAGCTAATTCACTATCTCTTATAGGTGCAATCCGAAAAAACCCTTCTGCTCAGTCTACTTTTGAATATAGTCAGTTAGTAGGCATAGAAGCTACTGCTGTAGCTAGTGGCTACATAGGACAATTTGAATTTGTTATTCATGGGGATAGCTTAGGTAGAATACACCGACAAGAAACAGGGTATGATTTTAACGGGGCTGATATTTTAAGTGTATATCAAACTCCTTACTATTTTATGCAAGACACAGACATTAGAAAGATGTTCTATAAGGTAAAAACTTTTCTTAAAACAGAGGGCGTAACTGAAGTTGCTTTAGGCATCAGTTATAACTTTGGTGATTCAGAAATAGCCACCCCTTCTAGCTTTACTTTTACAACTGAAGGTGCTGCAGTTTATTATAATCAGATTGGTACTACATATGATGAGGCAGATATTTATGACGGCAATCCTTCGCCAATAAAAACTACTTCGATTAGTGGGTCAGGAGATTCTATCTCACTAACCTATGTTACAAACAATACAAGTCCTAGCCATACTATTCAAGCGGTTACGGTGACTTACGGATTAGGTGATAGGAGATAATACATGACAGGTTACGTAAGGCAGTCTTCGGCAGACATTGTTGCAACAGCGGTTGTACGTGCTAACCCATTAAATACTGAATTTAATACTTTACGTGATGCTTTTGCATTTCATTCTAGCGGAACTACAGGCCACAAGCATGACGGGTCTTCCAGTGAAGGGTCTTATGTACCTCTTATTGCAGACTTAGATGCATTAAATAAAGTAGCTGTTGATACTAGCAATAATAGAGTTGGTGTTTTTGTTGAAGTAAGTAGTTCTGCAGTAGAACAGTTACGTGTTTCTGATGGGCTAGTAACCCCTGTAACTGACAATGACATTGATTTAGGTCAAAGTACTGTAGAGTTTAAAGACTTATACTTAGACGGTACTGCACATATAGATACATTAGATGTAGATGAAAATGCTGCTATTATAGGTACGCTAACTGTAACAGGTGTAACTGCCCTCAATGGTGGTTTAACTATGGACAGCAATAAGTTTACTGTTGCAGATACTAGTGGTAACGTTGCTACAGCAGGTACTCTCTCGGTAACAGGTGTTACAGCACTTGACGGTGGCCTTACAATGGACACTGACAAGTTCACAGTAGCTGATACATCAGGTAACGTAGCTACAGCAGGTACTCTTGC